TAAACCAAATAACCCATTATAATAACGTGATTGCCAATTGGGCTTAACTGGATTAATAAATTTTTCAATATCTCTTTCATATAACGGAGTTGATTCAAATTTCTTATATTTTTCTTCAGGTGTATTGTCAGGCAATAAATATCTTTCCTTATTATTTCTTGAACGATGTTCTTTTATAATAAATTCTTCCTCTAAATTAGCCAAAAATAAAACCACTTTTCTTAGATTATTCCAATTAATTATTTTACCATCGGTAATATATTCATCAGTGTTGCCAATAGTAGCCTTGTAAGCATTAATCATTTTATCTACTCCCCCAGTTCTAATATTTATAGCAGGAAAATGAGGCAAAAAATCATTACCCAAAAAGAAACATAAAAAAATATAATCATATACTTTGTTTTTTTGTTGTTCCAAAGTAAGTTCTCTGTCATTATTCATATAACTAATAATAGCATTTGTTAGTTCAGGAATATCAAGATAATAGTTAGATTCAGGTTCTAATGAACTATCGATAGATTGGATAAAATGTGGGGTCTCTCTAAATAGATAAATATTAGGACAAATGGGTAGATGATTAATTGAGAGCATAATCAAATCAGCATCTAAACCATAAATGATAGTAGTTTCTGTTAAATGTTTGTTAGGATTCACACGAATATAATTAAATATTTTATGTTCTCCTTCTCCCACTTTATTAGAACCAGATACAAAGATTTTATCAACCTTTAGTCTAGAATATGATTCGGTATTAAAATGTTCGGTAACCATAGAATTTAATTCAGTCATAAAATTAGTTCCAGGCGTGATCGCAGTCGTATTCCAAACATCTTCTTTTTCTTTTTTAAAAATAATTTTAGAAATTTCATTTTGATACCAAGATTTATAACGTCTTGAACGCTGTTGTTCTAATTTAGCAACAGGAGCAACACCATCAAATGCAATAATAACTGTTTTGGAAGGATTAATTAATGAAATATATTCTTCAATCTTTATAATAACACGTTTTATAATGCTTACAGCTACATTTTCAGTGAGCTTATCAAACTCCATTTTACTGTAAGCATCATAAATAATAGAATTACAATCCAAATAAAGATTATCTACTTTTAGAATATCTTTACTATATTTTTTAATAATAGATGGATAATTTTTGACTATATAACTGAACATTGCTGGTATACCCATTTTGTATATATTATATGATATTATATATTTAAATTGTATTAATAAATATATTAAATTCATAAAGTCGTAAGACACAAAAAATTTAATGGTGTTTAGTAAAAAACATATATTTTATATCGTTTATATATATATATAAAATGAACGATAAAAATATGAATTCTAAAAAGGAAACAGGTAAAAAAACATCTCCTGAAATTGTCCTGTTAATAGAGAAGAAGTTATTATTTTTTCAAGATGTTATCCAAAAAACTATATTACATGTTCAAAAAAATAAAATATTAGATATTATCGGCATAAGTGAGGTAAATAGTTGTATAAATATTTTATTTGAGTTAAGTCAAAAAATAAAAGATATAAATGAAAAAAATGTTACAAATAATACAGACGATGTAATAAATATTTTACAAGACGTAAATAATGAATTGTCTAGTTTATTTAAAATGTTTGGAACAGATTCTTTTGAAGATTTATTATGGATATGTTTTGGAAATAATTCGGTAAATACATATGCTATTTCTGATATGGATAAATATAAATTTGAATTACTAAAAAAGTATTTTCATCCTACAAGTTATAAACTGTTAACAAGTTCAAAAAAAGAAGGTGAAACTTTAAAGACACCCGATGAAAATGTATTTAACGAAAAATCTAAAAATCTTGATAGTGCTGATATCAGTATAAGAATAAAGCCATTTCATTTAAAAGTATATGGAATTCAATTAATAGTGCATAATCCACAACATAAAAAAAGTCTAATAATAACAGGAACAGTAGATGATATAATGATTGAAATTTTAAATAATAAGTTTTTGAATTTAAAGATAAACGCAATAAAAGAGAATGTACCGCATTCATTAGAATTTCAAGGTGAAACATTTAATAGGTATATTCAATCATTAAATTTAAAAGATTATTTAATTTTTGAACCACACGAAATATATTCAAAATACGCGGGTTATATGAGCAATTTAAATATGATAATTCAAAAAACAATATCCCAAGTGGTGAAAGATTTCGTGTCGTCTGAATTATTTATAAAACGAAGTATTATAATTCAGTTGTTAGTTAAAATAGATAAATATGATAATCAATACTTGGCTTATTTATTATATGATATTTTATCAAACGATACAAATGGAACAATTGATACACAGGAACAAACCATATTATTTGATAGTTTTCCATGGATGATAAAACAATATTTTAAAGATGCGATGAAACGAACCGTACAATATACAAATGAATTATCTAACTTTGATATTCAAAAAATTCCTTTAGAACAGCAAATATGTTTATTAAAAGTGACTGATTCAGTAAAAGAAAAGGCGATACAAAAATTAAAAGAAATAAAATCAAAATCGGAAGATTCTGGATCAAAAGCTAGACAGTATTTAGATGGATTATTAAAAATCCCTTTTAATATTTATAAACGAGAACCTATTTTGGATATTATGAATGATATAAGACTTAAATATATAAAAATGCTTCAAATAAATAATATAACTAATAAAGAATTAAAAGATAGTTATACTAGTTTGGAGATACTAACATCATTAAAATACTTTAAAAATGAAACTTCCAAATTTACAGCGGATACAACAGATAAAGATAAAGATAAAATAAATACAATTGTAATGGAAATGTCGTATAATCAATTAAAATTAAAAACACATCTTATTAACGATATAATATTAAAACAAAAGTTAAAAACAAAGAAGTTAAAACTTAATAATAGAACCACTAATGAAAGACAACTTGATATTTTAGGGTTTGTTGAAGAGAATTGTACTAACAAAAAGTTATTATATGAATTATTTAATCCCGAATATATAACAAACACTACTTTAAATTCCAAGGTATATTCTAGTTTGCAAGTTTATTCAAAAGAAATAGAAGATAAATACGGGGAAATAAATAAATACATGTTAAATATTAAATCAACATTAGACAACGCAGTGCACGGACACGATAAGGCAAAAAAACAAATAGAGAGAATTATTGGTCAATGGATAAATGGAAAACAAGACGGGTATTGTTTTGGTTTTGAAGGCCCCGCGGGTGTTGGAAAAACAACATTAGCAAAAAAAGGTCTGGCGAATTGTTTAAAAGATGAACAAGGCAATTCTAGACCTTTTGCGATGATACAAATGGGGGGTGATGCAAACGGTTCAAGTTTACACGGGCATAACTACACATATGTGGGGTCTACATGGGGCTCAATTGTTCAAATCCTTATTGACAAAAAATGTATGAATCCAATTATTTTTATAGATGAAATAGATAAAATATCTAAAACAGAACACGGTAAGGAAATCATAGGGATTTTAACGCATTTATTAGACCCAGCCCAAAATGATTGTTTCCAAGATAAATATTTTTCAGGAATAGAATTGGATTTATCAAAAGCTTTATTTATTTTGTCATATAATGATGTGGAAGCAATTGATAAAATAATGTTAGATAGAGTTCATCGTGTTAAATTTAAAAATTTAACATTGGACGAGAAATTGGTGATTTCAAATACACATATTTTACCAGAAGTTTATGAAAAAATGGGGTTACAAGGTATGATAGAATTTTCAAATGATGTATTAAAATTTATAATAGACGAATATACTGCCGAATCAGGTGTTAGAAAATTAAAAGAAATATTGTTTGAAATAGTAGGCGAAATAAATTTAGAAATATTAAATAATTTTGATACTGATTACGTTATACCTATTAGCATAACAGTTCAAGATATCAAAAATAAGTATTTTAAAGATAAACACGAAATGAAACATAAAAAAATACATAAAGAAAATAAAGTAGGTATAATTAACGGACTATGGGCAAATGCTCAAGGTAGAGGAGGTGTTATACCAATTCAAACAAACTGGAGACCAAGTGAAAAATTTTTACAACTACATTTAACAGGGATGCAAGGAGATGTTATGAAAGAATCAATGAATGTTGCTTTAACTTTAGCATGGAATTTAACATCAATAGAACAAAGAAATAAAATATGGAATGAACAACATCATAGCATAAATGGGGTTCACATTCATTGTCCAGAGGGTGCAACACCAAAAGACGGGCCGAGTGCAGGTACAGCTATAACTACCACTATTTATAGTTTGTTTAATAATAAAAAAATAAAGTATAATATAGCAATCACAGGTGAAATTACATTGGATGGAAACGTCACCGAAATTGGAGGGTTGGATTTAAAATTTTTGGGAGGAATAAAAGCAGGAGTAACTCATTTTATATATCCAAAAGAAAATCAAAAAGATTTTGTTAGTTTTATTGAAAAATATAAGGATGATGAATTAATTAAAGGAATAAATTTTAATAGCGTCGAAACAATTTATCAAGTATTTGACTTAGTTTTTGAAGAATAATTTTAATTATATTTTAATATAATAAAATAGTATATGTCAGAGTTACAGAATGTTCTCGCAAATAATATTATGAATATATTTAATTCATTATCATTTTATTCACCTTTAATAATATTAACTTCTGTTTTTATATTTTCAATGTTTACAGCTACTATAACCAAATTCGGTTGGTATTTATTATGGGTTTTTACAATTTCGTGTATTAGATTTTTTATATATAGAGCGGTTCCAACACAAGGAGCACCACCTTTATGTGATACATTTATACCAATTGATTATACTTATAGTACATATATATTAACATTTACAATGGCGTATTTTATAATGCCAATGTTATTAATTTCAAAACAAAATAATATAAATGCTTTAAATTATGGAGTTTTAGCGTTCTTTATTTCTTATATAGTGTTGGATTTATTTATAAAAAATTCTTTACAATGTATTCCAAAAATATTTTCAAGTGTTGTTATTGGAAATTTGTTATCTGGTCTTTTATTCGGAATAATAGTAGTTATGATTATGTATGGTTCAACATTAAAAAATTATTTATATATTAATGAAGTGAATACTAACAAAGAAGTATGTTCAATGCCTTCCAAACAACAATTTAAATGTAGAGTATTCAAAGATGGGACACTAATTGGTAATATATAATGAAAAATAAAATTTATAATTGAATTAGTAATTGAATTAGTAATTGAATTAGTAATTGAATTAGTAACAGTTACAATTTGTTAGTTTATCTTTAACCATTGTGTAAATTTTACATAATTTATATTTATCTAGTAAATTTTTACACATTTCACATGGTTTTGCTTGAACTATATTTCCGTCGTGTAATCTTACTATTATAATTTTACTTGATGACAAAATCGTTTTATCTTTTACATTCATAATTGCGTTTTTTTCTGCGTGAATACTATGTTTGTATGTTTCATAAATTTGCTGTGAAACGTTGGAAGAATTTGAAATTAAGTAATTATATCCTATACCTACCACTCTATTTCTATGAATTATTATGGCGGCATATTTTGCTCGTTGGTTGCTTTTCATTGCAATCAAATATAATTGTTCATTGATATCCATTTTTACAAGGTATTATCATATAGTAATGCTATTATTATTAAGTAAACGAGAAATCAATTTTTTATAAAATAAATTATTTATATATGTATTATATATAAATGATTATTGATAAAAAGAAAAAAGGAAATATAAATGTGTATATTGTAAAAAAGGATTATAATGATGATAAATTAACAAATGTAATAGGTAAAAAACTTAAAAAAAATCAAATAAAAACTATTATTACAGAGGATACCGATGTTTATACAGAAGAAGGCAAATTATTATTAATATTTAGAAAAGATAAATTAAATAAAAAAAATGTTGACGAATTTTATGATAATATTATTGAATTTGCCGTTGGAAAAACAACTAATAGAGGTACAGCAGCCGCTTCAAAAAGTAAAAATACTAGAGATAACCCACAAATAATGTCAAATATATTTGGTTATTTTGACAGATTATCACCAAGGCAACTTTTTATTTTAGGGAAACAAGGTAAAACAGTAAAAACACACGCAAGAGAGTGTCGTTTTAATATGGATAATCCTGAAAAGTATAAAAAATGCGTTCCGTTGATTAAACAAATAGACGAATATTACGAAAAATATGCTCCAGATTATTATAAAGCTCAAAGGAAAAAAGCAAATCAAACCCCATACAAAATACAAGGCACATCATTTACAACTGTTACAACAAATGTTAATTTTCAAATAGCTGTTCATTCTGATAAGGGGGATGATGATGAAGGATTTGGAAATTTATCGGTTATAGAGCACGGAAAATATAAAGGTGGTGAAACTTGTTTTCCGCAATATGGAATTGGAGTGGATGTGAGAACAGGGGATGTATTATTTATGGATGTACATCAACCACACGGGAATTTGCCGTTAATATTAGAAACAAAAGATGCGGTTCGTTTATCTATCGTTTGTTATTTAAGAAAGAATTTATGGAATAAGACAAAAGGAAAAACCAAAAAATTTATGGATACACAAAATAGAGTTTTATATAATTCGAGTAAAACAAGAAAAAACAAGAAAAAACAAAAAGAATAAAAAGAATAAAAAGAATAAATTATATGATTATCGTGTTATTTTGTAAAATGTTTGATATTTGTCATTATCCATGTTCTTAATGATGATAATAATCTATTTCTATGAAATGATTCATTGATTAAATTCATATTTCCTTTAGTATTAAAATTTCTAGAAAATATATTATAAGTATCAATTATATTTTTGTTATTATAATATCCTAAATGATCATATTTAAACGGAGGATACCCTTTTCGTTTATTAACAATATTATGAAACACAAAAAGAAGATTAATTAAATCTGTTTTATTCTTGATATTTGCCGTTTTTACTTTTGACCAAAATTCTTTTGCGTGTTGGGCACATTCGGGACAAGGTAAATTATTAGATATTTGGATTATTAATAATATTAAACTAGGACCAATAACAGAAAAACTATCTTCTTTTAAATTTGCGGCTAAACTATGCATAAATATCCAAGTAGGTGGACCCCAATTACTCGGTGACATAATATAACTAAACATTACAAAATAAATTTAAAGATAGTCGGTAAAATATAATATATAAATGCCTATTCATAAAATAGAAGGTGGACTAAATTTTTACGATGAATTATATAAATCATTAGATGATAGTGAAAATGAAGATGAAATAAATATATGTCAAATTACATCTTTACCATTAGTTAATAATTCAGTAACATTAAAATGTAATCATCGGTTTAATTATGACGCTTTGTATAAAGAAATATATACGCAAAAATTTCATTTTAAAACATATGATTATCATAATTTATTATCTAACAAAGAAAGATTGAAAATAAAAAAATCACAACGTGATTATTTTATTAGATGCCCTTATTGTAGAAATATACAATTTGAAGTGTTACCTTATTACGAAGAGTTAGGTCTCGAAAAAATTTATGGTATAAATAGTGTAGATAGTGCTGATAAACAAGTAACAAATATAAATAATACGCCTTTACATTCTACCAAATTAGACAATATTACTTTTACTTATTTAGGAGCTACTTTTAAAAAGGGAGCGTGTTGTTTTATAAATAAGACATATTTACATAATTATAATGTTCAATGTTCTCAAATATATGTGACAACTTTACCAGAAACGAATATATCTTATTGTAAATATCATTATACCATGTTTTTAAAAAATACCAAAGCAGAAAAAAAGAAACAGCAGCAAGATGAAAAAATTAAATTAAAAGAAGAATTAAAGAATAAAAAAGAAGAAATATTAAATCAAAGAAAAAAGTTATTTGAAGAAAAAAATATAGAAAGAGCAGCAAAGGGGTTGCCATTATTACAACGATTGCCTACACTTAAAAAGAAAGTAGAAAATGAAGTTCTTGAACAAAATAATCAAATTGGACATTATGTCCCAGAAGAGGAACATAAACAAACTCAAGGTTGTAAGTCTATATTAAAATCTGGTCCAAATAAGGGAAAGCAATGTTCGTGTAAAACTATAAATGAAAATGGCTTATGTAAAAGACACTCTCCAAAAAATGAAAATGATTTATAACATAAACTTACTTAAAATAATGGTAAATGTATATAATAATGGAAATAAAAGAAGAAAAAGAAAAAGATAAAGATAAAGAAGAACTTATAAAACCAAAACCAAAGATAAATACAAAAG